ACCTAAAATTTTATTTGTTGCGACACCAGAATAAGGTGACAAGCCGTTAAATGATCTATAGCCATCTGCACTTGCAATACAGTTTTTTGCTTGAACTATTCCCTTATTTGCTGTTACTGGTTGATCTGGTAACCATTGACCAAAACTTATCATTGTACACCCCAATTTTGATTATTTTGCGCCTGATTATTCCATGATGGATTAGCAGGACTATTATTTGTCCAACTAACTGTATTGTCAGAAGTGTTTGTCCATGTGACAGATGTATCAGTAGTGTTTGTCCAACTAATTACATTATCAGTTGTGTCAGTCCATTTCTCGCCTAAAATTTCTGCATCAAATGATGTGCTTGCATCTCCTGATAAAGATAGGCTAATTGTTACAACCATCTTACTTAAAGTTGATGTAGCATCTCCGCTTAAAGTAGCTGAACCTAACCTAATTACTGGCGCGGTAGAAGTCACAGATGCATCACCTAATATTGATGCGGTTGCATTTAATACCTTTAAGGCATTATTAGTAACACTGGCATCACCTGACAAACTTGCACTAGCCGTTATTTGAACGAAGCCAGTAGCAATTGGCTTTTCACCTAAACTAAATACTGATAACATTTTTAACTCGGCTTAGTTGGAAATGTCACATTATCTAAATCTTCAGCTTTTGTAATATCTCTTAATTCTTGCCTGTAAGTCCGCCAAGCAGTTGCATCTCCACCATTATCAACAAGAGTATTTATTTTATGGTCAGATTCTAATAAGAGTGGCTCTCTCTTCACTCTAATTAACTCAAGTTTACCTTGTTTTTCTATCTCAGGAAGTGCATCGTTATGCTCTTTGGTTTTTTTATTTTCTTCAGCGATTTCGCTATCGGTTAAATCAACTTCTTGTAAACCATCAATTCCTATAACTGCTTTTTTCATAATTTAAACAATCCCATAAACTCTGTAATCTGCACTGGTAATATTTCCTGCACTTAGAAAAACAGTAATATAATTAATAGAAGCATCCCTCATAGTATATAATGCAAGAACACCACCCCAAAATCTAGTAGTTTGCCACATTGGATAATTACCATATATAATAGAGTCGCAAGCAGTCATAAGTTTATAACAAGAGGTACTACTTGCATTTGGGAATACAAAGTTAAAATATGCATTTTCACCAGTTGCATTTCCTAAAAGATTATATGTATTAGCATTTAGTACAAAAGAGTCGCCACTTGCATTTGAAGTTGTGCCAGACCAATAACTAGCACCATACTGGTATCCACCTGCCCATGAACCAGTAAAACGATAATTGTTAGAAGTAATTGCTGTGTTATCTTTTCCAATTCTAACTTTACATGAAACATTATCAGTATCTACTTTTAAATTTCTTAATTCTATTCTGTACCCAACAAAATCAGTAGTAATAATTGAACTGTTAAAATCTATTGATGCTACATCACTGACACTGCCACTTGCGACTAGTAATTCGTTTATTGTGCCACTGGCATTTGGTAGTTTGATAGTTCTGTCGGATGTTGGGTCTACAACATCTAAAAATGTTTCATTAAAATCGTCAGTAGCACCTTCAAACATGATAGTTTTTCCAGAGCGTAATCTTAATCCATTGCTATTTATTAATACATCTTCACTTCCACTTGCATTTACAGATAAATTTCCAGTAACTGTAGCTTTAGTAGCCTCAAGTTTTAAAACATCACTTGCTGAACCCCCACCATCTCCACTTACTTTAAAATGTAAACTTCCATCTCTTTGAGCATCGTCACTATCTACAATTTTTGCTTCAATTTCTGCATAATCAAATAAATTGTCAGTGTCTAAATTTCCTTTAAAGAATATATTACCAATTTCTGCTCCATTAGTACTGCCATTATTTCTTTCCAAAGTTAAATGTGAGCCTTGAGTTCCATAAGGTGTAGTTGGTATATTGTTATGTAAAGTAAGTCTACCATATGGGTGAATAGTAGCTTGTTTTTGTAAATCAATATCTGTAGCAAAAGCATGATGTGTATAAAATTCAAAACGAGAAACATTTTCTTGATAATTAAATGCATAGTTTGCTTTTACTTCTATTTTTGCAGTAACATCATCTGCTTTGCCACCACTTGCTTCATTTGGTGCTTGCCATTCTATTTTACCTATACTTTGGTCAGCAATTATTGATGTGTCTGGGTTTATTATTTTTGTGTCACCAGTAACTTCTACACCAGTTGTGCTTACTCTAAATTTTTCATCAGTGTAATTGGTTGTGTCTACTTCACCAGATGTTGCAGTTGAAAATACGATAGCAGTTGGATTAGCAGTATCAGTAAACTCAGCTTCTGCTACAAATTGCATTGAAGCACTGGGCAATATTGCATCACCTCCACTTGTTTCATTTGGCGCTTTACTTCTTATTGTACCAAGAGAGTGGCTTGCTACTACAGAATCTGATGTTTTTTCTAAAGTTATTAGACCACCAGAGGCACTACTTGTTTGCACAAATCCATGTCCTAATTTTGTAGACATAACACCAGTACCTGCACCATCAATGCCATAGCCCAATCTTATTTCACCGATACTTCCACTACCTAAATTTAAACGATACTGACCAAATTCTTCAGCAAAACGGAAATACTCAGTACCTTCAAGATGTATGCCCATACTGGTGTTAGCACCATCAGCATCATAATCTTCTCTAGCGTCAACGCTTAATTTGGCTACAACATTATCCGCAGGAGAATTCCAAGCACCATCATCTTCATAGGGTGCTTGAAACTCAATTTGTCCTATTACGTCACCATTTGTAATAGATGTATCTTTGTTATGTATTTTAATAGTAGGATAAGTAGTTTTACCAGTAATCTGTACATCACCTGCTATCTCTGCGCCATCGCCATTTAATTTTAATACTAAAATATCAGGTGCAGTTTCTTGTATAAAATTATCCTTAACAAGAAAATCAAATTGAGTGTATACAGTGCGCCCAATAACCTCTCCTAAATCTCTAGTATGTACACTTGTTTTTATTTTGGCTATTTTATCATTTACTGGACTACCATCAGCTTCGTCAGGTGCTTGAAAATGTATTTCACCTAAAGTGTCATCTTCTAAAACAGTTGTGTCAGAAGTTTGTAAGGTTAATATTGCGCCATCAGGTGATTTAATAACGGCATCATTATTTTCATCTTTAAAAATTAATTTGTCAGATGGCATTGTGCAGAAAATGTCTTTAGCACTTGTATCTGCCCAATTTACTGCTACGTCTGTAGTGCCATTAGGAACATCTTTTGCTTGTAATATTGTAGTCCTTGCCAAAGTGTCAGGAGAAGCATCTGTAAATGTGCCTATACCAATTTCAAAACTTGTGCCATCAGTACAACAATAATAGGTTGTATTCCCTGTTCCAATTTCTGAAAAACCCTCAAAGCCAGTTGTTGCGCCATCTAATTCATAGGTAGCAGTTCCACTTGTACTTGTAGTTTCTCGTATTCTGTCTTTTAAAATTAAAGCCATAAAATTTAAGTTTCGTTAACTGTTAAACCTGTTGCACTGATTTTTAAAGTGTCTGTATCAGCAATTGTTTTACTTGCATTTAAAGCACCATGATAAAGTAAATTACCGCTTGTTAATGCATCAAAAATCCCAAAGTGACTTACTGTTCCGAAAGAGCCACCAGATGCAGTAAATTCGATTGCACTAGAATTACTTGTACTTCCGCCAGATGCTGACGAAAATGTTGCTGACTGCCTCGCATAACCATTGCCAGAAACTTCAGTTCCACTTCCTGCATCAGTCGGATCAGTTGTAAACAACGCCACATAAACATTGCTTGGCATTGTAAAAGAACTTGTACCTAAAAAATGGTCTAGTGCCTTATCTTCTAAATAATTTGATTTTGCCATTTCTACCTCAATGAAATTTGTCTTTGATAATCAGAACGCATTTGCAACCGCCCCTGAGAATAAGTTGAACGCTGTTCATCGTAGCGCACACTTTCTAACGCATTATTAAATTTTTGATTATAAAGTTGGGCATTAGCTGTATCTAATAAGTAATCATAAGCAAAATGTAATGCGCCAAATAAATAAACGTCAGGACTTCTTATAAGCAATGTTGTGGAAGTGTTTGCATCACTTAATGCATCAACATTCCCAATATAAATAATTTCTGCGGTCATCGTAGAATCTGGCTTTGGTCTGATTTTCATTTCCTGCCCAACAATTGAGTAAGATGCAGGCGTTCCTGAGCCGTCAGATGAATATTCCTGATCTAACTGGTCAGGGCTTAGATAAGTCAAT